GTCCCTCTTTTCTGGCTGTGTGTGCCCTTGGTCTGTCCAATGTTGAACTGGACATGATCTACAACACAGCTTTTCACAACAATTGGGAGTTGCTTCTTGTCCACGGTGACGACGTTTTCTACACAAACTTTCTTGCTAACGGTCTATTCGGGGACTGGATTGAGTTCGATCTCTCATCATGTGATCGTAGTCTGCAGCGTCGTGCAATGGACGCCGAGACCTCAATCTTCCGTGCCTGGACAGATCTTCTGAACTACCGTGGTGAATACATAGACCTTTATCACCAGTTGTCCCGTTCAGTCGCCGCTAGCACCCGCACTTTGGGGAAATTCACTCTTCAACTCGACCAACGCCCTACAGGTTCCACACGAACCTCTGTCGGAAACAGCGTGTTGGTTATGGGAGTGTTTTTGGCTGCTTTTGAGGCCAATCCTGATCGTGATGTGGTTGGACTCTTGCGCACCGCGGAGTCCTATGGTTTGTTGTTGACGCATAGCAATGGTGGTTTGAGGACCGTTGGTACGTTCTTAAAAGGCTGTTGGTTGCCATCAGAAGATGGATCCCACCATTGGTACAAGCTGCCGTCTTCCGTGATGAAGGCTCTCAAGTGTGGCTCCAAAATGGGCATTCAGATGGCGACGCGAATCGAACGGCGCGAAATCGTGCCTCTCGATGTTGCTAAAAGACGATGGATGCATATGATGGCCCAGGGTCACGACTCACTGCCTCACATTCCGGCGGTTCGTGCATTCTTCGACTTCTGGAAGCGCGACATTGAGGTATGCCACAAAGAACATATTGGACATGGCACAGCTTATGCTTTGGAACGGACGACACGTGAGACCTCAGTCCCAACGACTGATGGTCTTGCCAGGCTGTCGGCCCGATACGGCAACGTGGATTGGACCGCTTTCCACGATGAGCTAATGCGAATGGAAATCGGCAAGCAATTTGATGCACCGATTTTGGCTATGTTGACAACGATTGACTACTAAATTCACTTTCACGAGCAAGAACGGCACCGTTTCGCCGTGGGGCTTGACAGACCCCCTCTCCCAGTTATGTTGTTTAACCACCGGGTTGGTTTCCCGGACAACATTAGTTCCTCAACCAGCGTAGTGATATGACGGTTTGGCGACCGTCCGCTTCACAGCCGGGTTCTTTATTTAAATAAAGTCCCGTTTCCGTGTGTTGCATGTTTTCATTTGATTCTCCGATTCCCACTCCCAATGCCAAAGACGAAACGACCTCCCACATCTTCAACGACCCCGCAAACCATTCCCAAAACCCCTTCGCCTCCCCAGGCCCTGACCCGTTACGTGCAACAGCTTCTCGAGCCGACCGTTCCGTTCGTGACTCCAGGTCCCGCAGGATATTTCGCGCCAGTGAACGTGCGGATAACCATTCCGATCAAAAGCCAAGCCGGTTACGTGATTGTCTCTCCGACCTTGAACGAGATGCTCACGATACCCACATCCGAGCCAAGCTTGACTGGATGGAACACGCATGTTCAAGCGGATTTGTCCCACGCACTCCCGTCCACCCAGATCTGTATCGACGAGGTTCTCCACAACGACCTCACTGGTGTCAGTCTCCGAGCGACCACGTTCGCAGCTCTTGGCTACATGCATACGAGCGGGTCGACAATGGTCAATGGCGGCAAGTTTTACGCAGGTACTTGGGCGATGTCCTCTGGATCCTTGACAATTCCAATCAGTGCCCATGTCAGCGGCTCGTACCATATTGCGCTACGAGGTTGCAACATGGCCGGGCCCCTGGGGCCCCAATTCGCCAAAATCGCGAATTTGACTGGTGGGGTCCCGAGTGCTTTGAGTTTTAGTGTGGCTGATTTGGCTGGTCTCAACATGGTTGACGGCTTCTGCATCATCTTGACATACTCTGGGTCACAGAGTGCCGTCAGGGTCGGTGTTGAGGCTCCCACGTTAACCAAAGCCCCAGGCGAATCCGCGAACTCTTTCCATCTCTCAGAGTTGATGGTTGGACGTGAAAGCTCCTATCAAGACATTTCGAACGCGTTGCTCGCAAAATGTTCCGCCATGTCGGTCTGCCTTACCAATGGGACCCCCGAAATTTCACGGGGCGGTTTCATTAGCATGGCTCATCTACCGCGTGGTTCGCTGCAACACCTGCCCACTCTCCCTGGCCCTTTGTACCGATACATTGGGTCCGCACCCGCTGTCTTCACCAAAGTCGGGTTGCCCCTGGAGAATGGAGGACACATCAGTCTCGTTCGAAACACGATTGAAGAGCTCCAGTTTCATCCACCTGCCACCCCCGTCGATCGGAACACGATGCCTGTTCTTGTTTTCGTGTGGGATGCCTCCACTCTTCAGGAGCTCACTTTGACTATTTCAATGAACTGGGAATTGTCAACACTGGACACGTCTTTACGACAACAGTTGAGATCCATGGATTGGCTGGCGGTGCAGGAAGCAATTGAGGGTAACCGTTTCATGATCGAAAACAACATTGGTCACAACCCTGACCATCTTGACAGAATCGCCCAGACCGCACGCAAAGTCGTCAGCCACCCTGTTGTCAAAGCAGCGGCGAAAGCTGCTATGGCCGTGGCTCCTTTTGTATTGGCCTTGTAAACTATCACTTTCAAACGATCCACCATGTTGAAACGCGCATGGTGGCGTCACCTCTCAGGCACGGGAGCTGACGTATGTGTACCCTGAAGACAACCCTTTCGGTTCGGGACCTTCAGTATGTGAACCAGGACCTCAAGACCCAGAGCTGTTTGTCGGCGGCTCGCAGGAGGACTCCTTTAGACAACTGCAAATCTTACACCCCGAAGACCCTTCATCGATCTGACGGCTGTTCGTACCCCGCTGCACAGTATGCGGCATCT